CCTGCTAACCCTGACGTTAAGGTTTTTTGGAAAAAAACTGCAACCTCTGGATATGAACCGCATTTATTATATAGTGGTAACTATCAATTAGGTGGAGGCAAACTAACGCTTTCTGGTTCATCTGGTCAAAAGGAGATAATTGATTTAGCTACAGGTAAAATTGATTCGACTAATGTTGCAATTTTACCTTCATCTACAGATCCCAATGCTTATGCACAAGATATTAATTTAGCAAAGGCAAATCTTTCAAGAAATACTACTGGATTTAACTCTTGGTATTTCAATATGAAAATGTTTAATTATAAAACAGAGAATCCTGGTTTTAGAGCTAAAATAATTGAAGGTATATCTAAACTTGGTAATCCTCAGGCTACAAAGTTTTCAAATCCAACTGGTAGCACTTGGGCAGGTCTTGATAAAATCAATATGACAATTTCAATGGATTATGTTGATAAACAAGCCAAAGCAGGTTTTGGATTTTGGCCAGTTGCCCAAAAATTTTTATCTCAGTTTGGAGGAGGTCAAAGATTAATAGTTTTTGGATCAATTACTGACATTAGCCAGCCAGTTAATGTAAAATTAAAAACTGACGGAAAGGAAAACTTTGCAAGCGGTACTGAATATTTGGCTTATAAATTAGAAATTGCTGCTAGAGACACGGCTGGAGGCGGAGGTCACAGTAATTCGGCAGACGGCGATGGAATCAATAGCGTATTTAGTGACGATGAAGCACTTGCATTTTGGTATTGCCTAGCTGCTCTATCTCAGGGAGTAGTAAACCAATTAAATGCTTTTGCTAAAGACGGAGGGTATAATTACAAGCGTGGAGAAGGCGACACTTGGTCAGCCGTTGTACTTAATGAAGTTGCAGCCGATATGAACACTGGAGAAAGTTATAAAAATATGTATGACAAATATATTTCTGCCTTGGCTAAGAATAATGGAAAACAGTTTGACGAACAAACAATGGCTAGCCTTGCTGCGGCAGACGGTGTTAAAGATATTGATAATACTCTAGACGCAAGGTTCTTTAAAATTGCAGAAGACTTATATCGAGTAGGCGAAACCCATTTAGTTGATGCAATGGCATCAATGGCAAAGTACGTTAAGCCCGAGGAAACTTCTCATTATGTTAAATAATTTAAACTATCTGTGTTAATAATTAATATTAAAAATACTGATTCGCTAGAAAGAGCGCTCAAAATATTAAAACGAAAGGTTGTTGATACTAAGCAGTTACAAAACCTACGCAATCGTAAGGAATTCGAAAAGCCTAGTGTAAAACGTCGCTCTGAAATTAATAAAGCAAAGTATATTCAAAAAAAGAAGGATGCACTTAATAAATGATTTTTACATTCACAGATTATTTAGCGGAAAGCGAAAAGCAGCTTGAAATCCGAGCAGCTGGTCTCGCTATTATCTGGGAAGGAAAACTTTTATTAATTCATCCATCAAATGCAAGTTGGAAAAATCAACCATTTGGAATTCCTAAAGGAGGAATTGAACCTGGTGAAGATCTTTTAACTTGTGCAATTCGTGAAACTAGAGAAGAGACCGGGGTTACGGTAGATCCAGAACTAATTGATAAAAATGAGAAATATTTTGTATTTTACCGTCGCGGTATTCCTCACAGTCGCTGCGCTTATTTTGAGGTACACATCGATAGCCTTGAACAAATTGGCCTTGATTCGCCGAAAATACCTAAAGAACAACTACAAGCCGAGGAGGTAGATTGGGCTGGATTTATTCCATTCCAAGAAGCAGTTGAAAAATTATCAAGATCTCAACAGATAATTGCTCAACGTTTAATTGAAACTATCGAATAGAGTTTGGTATAATATCTTAACAAAAACAAAGATATTTATGTCAAACGAAACTGTAACTCAAGAAGAGCAAATTTTAGAACAAGTTGATCAGATTATGGATCAATCTACCGAGGTAACTGAACCTCAACAAGAATTATCAGAAATCGAAAGTCTTAAAGCACAACGTCGTGGTCATTTTGATGTTCCATCTATGACGCAAGATGATCTTAAGTGGTTGAGAAATTTCTTAAAAAATAGTGTTGAATTTACTGGACCAAACGAAGCTTTCGTTATTCTACAAAATCATAACATGCTATTGGGAGAAATTGAAAACCATAAAGGAGAAGGCAAAAATTCTGAGGTTAGCCCAGTTAGATTGCCTGCCGCTTGTATCGAATCGTGTCTTTACTTTTTAAATAGAGCAAAATTCACAGGTTTGCATAATGCACAAGCCTTATTTAAAGTTTCTTTCCAATTAAACAGTGCCTATTCAAAAGTTCATGAGTTGGATAAAGCTATTAAAGCTCTTGAAACTCCAGTCGAGGCTCCTAAAACAGAGGAAACTTCCGCCTAATTTATTGGCGTCTTTTATATGCCGAAAGGAGACCAAATTGGTCTCCTTTTTTGTATAATAAGTATATGACAAATCTCAAGCAAATTCAGGAATTTATTGAATCGATGAATGTAACATCATCGACTAATGATAAAAAAGCAGTACTTAGTCAATTTGATAGTCCATTTCTTAGAAAGATCCTGGAATATACGTATTCTCCATTTAAGCAATACTATGTTACTCCAGCAAACTTAAAGAAACATCAGGACCTTATCTTCGATAATTACGATGACTTGTTCCAATTATTGGACGACCTGAATGAACGTCGTGTCACTGGCAACTCTGCAATTGCTTGTGTTAATGGATTTATAGCTAAGAATTTGGAGTTCTCAGAAGTGATCTATAGTATCTTAGATCGCAACCTAAAAACTCGTGCTACAACTACCTTAATTAACTCAGTTTTACCTGGAACTATTCCAACCTTTGATGTTGCGCTAGATCTACCATATGACGATAAAACCAAAAAGAAAGTAAGGCTTGAAGATCATTGGTATATGAGCCGTAAACTAGATGGAGTCCGCTGCATTACGATAATTGATGAGACAGGCGAAATTAAATTCTTTTCTAGAGGCGGCAATGAGTTCCTAACTCTAGATACGCTGAAGGCTGACATTAAAAAACTAAACCTAATTGATACTGTTCTTGATGGTGAGGTTTGTATGATGAATGCTGATGGTCAAGAAGATTTTCAAGGAATTATTAAAGAAATTGGTCGCAAAAACCATACAATTAAAAATCCTAAATATTTAGTATTCGACTGTTTAACATTGGAGGAATTTAATACTCAAACTTCTTCAATTGATAGAACCTTTAAGGATCGAATTACAATTGCGGCTTTAATATTTAGTGGAATTGACTTAAAAAATACTACAATCTTAAAACAAACCTTGATTGAATCAGAAGAGCAGCTACAAACTGAAATTACTAATTCTACTGCTCAAGGTTGGGAGGGTCTAATGCTAAGAAAAGACACACAATATATTGGAAAACGTAGCGATGAAATCCTTAAAGTCAAGAAATTTTGGGATGCAGAATATATTGTAGAAGGGGTTGAAAACTCAACTCACCGAGTTATTGAAGATGGCCGAGAGGTTGAAGAAGAAATGCTTGGAAATATTTTTATTACGCATAAAGGAAATCAAGTTAGAGTTGGTTCAGGTTTTTCAATTGAACAGCGCCGTCAATTTTATAAAAACCCAGATCAAATTTTAGGTAAAACAATCACTGTTCAATACTTTGAAGAAACAACTGACCAACACGGTCAGCACTCTTTAAGATTTCCAGTTATTAAAGCAATTTACGAAAAAACAAGAACAATATAATGCCAAGAATTATTTTAGTAGGACCTGGTGCATCAGGTAAAGATTTCATGAGAAAACGCCTTGAAGAAAGAGGCATGACTTACGCAGTAAGTTATACAACACGTCCGCCAAGACCAGGCGAAAAGGACGGCAAGGATTATTTTTTTCTTAGTCAAGAACAGTGTCAATCAATGAAAGATGAAGATGAATTTTATGAAGTAATTGATTTTAATGGATGGTCATACGGCACTACTCTTAAACAGTTTTATAGAGATGATGTTTTTATTATGACCCCAAGCGGACTGTCTCATCTTTCTGAAGAAGATCGTGCAAAATCATTTGTAATATTCTTTGATATTGAAGAAGAAATTAGAAAAACTCGGCTTGAA